GGTCGGCGTCCCCCAGGATGCCAGACCACCGGATGCCATAATCGCAACCAATGAAGTCGCTCTGATCAACATAAACACCTTGCACCCAGTCGCCGATCTGCAGGCCGACACTGCCACCTTGCGTCAGGATATTGCTAAACCGCGCCGACGTTAAATACGCGGAAGCACTCTGTCCCTCTATGCGGATACCTTCCCCGCTGCCCGCGCCCGTCGCGTTGGGCGCGATATACATGATGTTGTTAACGGAAACATTGTTAAGAAGATGAATGTGAATGCCCGTCGCCCAGTAGAAACTCCCGCCGACGAACGCAACGTCCTTGATTTCACAGATACCCTGGCGAACAACTGTTATATCCGTCGTGGTCAGCGTCAGGCCGGTATTGCCATAAGTAGCGCCGGTCGCGGGCGCGCGGATCATCGTAAACCCCGACACATGAACAACGGCGCTTGATCCAAGCGTGAATGTCAGGCCGTCACCACCGCCTGGGAAACCCAGTATCGTAACGCCGCTTCCTGCACCTCTGAACGATATATCACCGGTTATTGTTTGCGAAAGCGCGGAAGCGATGTTGTAGGTTCCCGATGGCACCACGATCTCGCCTCCGGTGGCGGCGGCGGCCAACGCGGCGGCGAACGCGGGCGCGTCATTCGTGACACCATCACCTTTGGCGCCGTAGTCCTTCACATTGATGACATACGATGCCGCGCTGGTCGTGTTCAGTATCGATGTCCACTTGGCACCGTCCCACATCCAGCTTACGCCAGCGGCGTTGAATATCTGGCCATCGGTGGGCGTGTTTGGGAAGTCCAGCGGCATGACTAAGCCTCCTTCATCACGACACGCGGCACCATCGGCTGTGGTTCGTCCGGCGGTGCCAGTTGCTCATCACGCCGTTGGGGGGCCGCGCATTGCCGTTGGATCTCGGCGATCAGCGGTGCCACCACCTCGTAGGGGCCTTTCGCCAGCACCCGCATTGTGACGTCCCACGCCTGGGCCTCGAGGGTGACCGCGAGTTTGTCGGTGGGGATCATGTGCTGGAGTCCGTGACGAGACCGTATGCGGCCAGCGCGGTAAGCAGCGACGCCAGAGCGGCGTTACCGGCCTTGGCGCCGGTTACCGTGGGCTTCGCGGTCGTGGCATGGCCGTTAAATCCAAGATGGGCATTCACATCCACCGTCAGTGCCGCGACACCCGACAGGTTCTGAAGTTGCAGACCACCTGAGAAGCCCTGCGGGTTCCAGACGATTTGCGCCATCCGACTGACGCCAGCCAGGGATTGCGGCGTGCCATCAACGCCAAGACCGACATGCACCGAGGCGGTGGTCCAACTTCCTCCGGCGACATCGCGCGACGTCCAGCATTGCAGACGTAGTTGATTACTATCGATGTAACCGATCGACTCCCAGTTGAGACTGGACACGGGCGCGCCGGACCACGCCGGCGGCGAAGCCCAGACATAGCTGTTGAAACCGGTGGAGATTATGTTCGCGTGATTGGCTGAGATATTCAGCCCGACATCCGTGAAGCCGAGATAAATGCTGGTCGGAAAGCCGTCTATCTTCATGCCGAAACTATCGGCGGTCAGCCTCGCCCCATTCACCGGCGTGTAGTTCATCGCGATACCGGCGGCATACATCTCGTAATCGACGGAGCCGTAATTGAAATAGTCGAACTCCATGCCGGTGAAGAACCGCATGCGGCTGTTCTGGCCCGGCAGGGGGTAATTGGTGAAAACGAAGTTGGCGCCGAAGCCGCCGGTTGGCGCGCCAAAGTAAGCCGTCTTATCCACGTCTCCCGGCTCCAGCGTGGCGGACGGCACCTGCCCCGCCGTCGTGTGCCCGCTGCCCGGAACAGTCCAGCCGACAACACTGATCGATGACCCGTCCATCGCCCAGCCTGTCACGTAAGACGCATAATGCGTCTCGGGTTTTGAACCGTTCGGTATACTGGGCGTCGTGCTGACCGTGCCGTCGATGGAATTGGTGACCACCCACATATTGACGCGCAGCGCCTTCATCTGCGCGGCGGTCAGGGGCGTTGCCGGATAGACATGCGTGGCGTCGTAGGTGACAGCGTGGAGCACGAGATACGGCTCGACCTGACCGACCTGATTATAAATGCCGACACAATCGAAGGTGCCGTAGCCGGCGATCGCGGGGACGCCATTCTCAAAGCCGTTGCCAAGACCCGCGCGGCTCTGGCCCACTGGCTGCGTGGTGCAGCTCAGACTGAGCAGCGCGCCGGTGTCGTAGTAGCCGTATGGCAACGCGCGCATGGTCAGGCTGCCGGTCAGCGCGTAACTATCCGGTGACTGGTAGGGGTCCGTATTGGGGAACGCCACGAACCCAGGAGCGTCCGTTATCGGATTTGTGATCGGCAGGAAACTCCCCTCCAGCGTGCTCGCGTCGATGCTGCTCGCCGCCACCCACTGAGTGCTCGTTCCGTCATCGTATTGGACGAAGAGCTGGCCGGAGTTGCTGTCCCACCATAGCAACCCGAACGTATCCACGCTCGGCGTCGTGCCGACGATCGCTTTTCCGGGGCCTTCCGGACCCATCGGGCCGGGCGGTCCAGGTGGGCCCACCCATCGCTCCGGATCGGGCGGCCCGGTGTCAGTGCCGGGATAATCGGAATATCTCAACTTATAGGTCATCAGAAATATTCGGCTATCACGCGCTCGCCGCTCGTCGGCAACGCGGTGATGGTGAACAGCGTCCGCATCGCCTGAGCGACCTCGTTTGGGTTCACTTCAGCGGGCGGAAACTTCGGCGCCAGATTGTAGGCCGCGAGCATCTCGTAGGCCGGCGCCGCCATCTCCGGGATGTCCATGCTCGTCCACCGCGCGATGCCCTTGCCCACCAGCTCGGTGTGAACAGCCATGACGCCCTCGACCGCGATGTCGTGCGACGCGATGCCCATGACGCCCCGGCGGACGCGCCCCTCCAACAACGCCACCAGGGACGGATCGGCCGCCTTGCCGAAGGACGAGGCCATCTGCGCCGCCGCCAACTTGGTGTATTCCTCAACGAAGGCACGCGGCGCGGCGGTGGCGTCCCACCAGACCAGCGCCTGGGCATCGAGCCCGGCGTGAACGCTGGCCACCTTGTCGAGCGCCAGCGCCTGATCGGAAGCCAGCGGCGTTTCGTCCGAGGCGATGACGCCCAGTTCGACGAGCGCCATCGTGGCGATGGTGGCGACCGGAACGAGTTCCGTCAGTACCGGACGGTCGTCGAGCGGCACCACGGCGACGTTGAGCCGCCGCAGCACGCGCTCCGCGATGGTCGAGACGGTGACGGTCGCGGGCATCGGTTACCGCCGCGACGCTGATCCGCTGAGCGTGTCCGGAGGCGGCGTCGGAAGATCATTGGCGTCGGTGATGATGCCAGCCGCGAGGCTGGACATGCGCGTGGCCGGCGCGGCCGGCGCCACGTGCCGCGCATCAGGCGGCGGCGGCGGCTCCCACGGCACGCCTGTGGGCGGCCCTGAGGGGGCGTTTGGGTCCAACCCGAGACCGATCAGATGGGCATCGCGGGCCATCGTGTTTTCCTCGATCGTGCCGCCCGCGCCACCCCGCGCGCCGATCGAGCCGTCGCCGTTGTAATCGAGGATGATCTGCGCGCCGATCGTCGCGGCGGCCATCGCCTGTCGCTGCTCCGGCGTGCGTGTGGTCGCGGTGGTCTGCTGCGCCTTGGGTTGGGACGCGGCGCCGCCCGTGGTCGAGGCGCGTGTTTCGTGTTCGTCGGATTTGGTTGCCATTGGGAAAACTCCTGGGTTAGCGGGGCGTGGGGTTGTCCAGACATCGGTCGAGGATTTTGGTTAGCATCTCATTGCGAGCTCCTACATTGTGGCCAAAAACGTAGGTGGCAACGCCCAAAAACGCGACATTGAGCAAGACAAGTACCAGCATCGCGGGCGGCAGGACGCGGACGATCTTTTCCGGAAGCCCGGCGAGAACCCGCGTCGTGGACTGCTCCGCCGGGTCATCATTCACAACAGCCGCCCCAGCCTTTTCATTTCGTTACGAATGTCTAAGCGTCTGGGACCGCGCTCGTAAAGACCGAGACCACACCTGCATCAACTGGCTTTGTCGTGTCTACTGTCGGGTCCACGCCCCACCTGAGTTTGCCCACGCCCCTCATTTCTTGCAGGCCCACTCCATGAAAATATCCGTAATCCCGTACGTTCGTCGTGCTTTTCATCCGTTGCGCCCACGCAACGCCCAGCGCCTGCGCGCCGCACAGCGCCGACATCGCGACGTCAATGCCACCAGTGCCCGCTCCGGCGATGATCGGCATCTCTGGCACTTCGCGGATGATCACGCCGTTGTAGAGAATGTCCCCAGCCGTGAACAATGGATTGTCGCGGCCACGGTCCCACGCGTACTGCAACGTGTTGATGATGACCGGGTCCTGCATCAGGTCGCGGAACGGCAGCGACGGCATGAACATCACGAACCATTCCTCGTCATCGTTGACGCTGATCGGCCGGATGCGCGGCGACGCGGTGCGGGCGATGCGTTTCGCCAGCGTGACGATGGCGGCGGTCATCTTGTCGGCGGTGTTGTCCACCGTCAGTAGCGCGGTCGCCATGACACCGGAGACCGCGTTCGATTTCGACGCCCCGAACAGCACCCGGTCGGCGTTGTTGACCATCCAGGTGTTGCGCTGGCCGGCGGTGGCCGCCGCGTAGGACACCTGCACGTTGTTGTCGGCGGTGATCGCCTCCAGCGACGTGATGATGTCGTTCCGCATCTTCTCCAGTTCCCAGACC